GCTGTGGCTTGACCAGCTTGAACGCCTGTATTTACTGCTCCCTGACCCATACCGGCTATGTTTGCTAAGGTGTTGTAAATGTTTCCACGTTCGGTCTGAAACCGGTTAAATGCGTTTGAATACTCGGTTGATGCAAGGTTTTGACCGTAGTCTGCTAGTCCTCTTAACGTATTACCTGATAAAGCACCGCCGCCTACGTTAGCCAGCCGTTCTGTGGCCTGTGTCCCGTACTGCATACGGAAAGCCATTGACGGGTCTAGATACTGATTCTTGTAATCTTCAAACTGCCCAGTTAAATATGGTTTCATGCCGCCAATATCTTTTAGGGCGGTGTACCCTTGTTCTCTGTACGGGCCAAGATCCTCGCGGCCTTGTTCGTACATTTCCCGTTGAATTTCGGCAGCTCTGACCGTTGCGTCAGCCGTGGTTTGGGCTGCGGACTTGGCGGCTTTTGCCCCCATATATCCACTAACTAGCTGGGAACCTCCTACTACCGCAGCACTTACTGGATCAGGCATTTTGGAACTCCTTCACATAATCTTCAAAAGTTTCGCCATACAATCTGGCTACAAAATCGGACGCATTAGCCGCAGCTTCAAACCCGTGGACTAGGCGCACCACCTCTAAAATCAGGTCGTAATAGGCAGCTCTCCACATATAAGCCTTGTGCAAATCTTCTTTATTATCCTCTAATCGGTTAGCTCCAATCCACCGCAAAACCAAGTTGCTCACGATTGGTAACAGTTCTTTAGAATGATATTGAAAGAATGTATTGTTGGGCAATAAAAACATGACCTTGTAAATCACCGCTTCCTTTTCCTGCGGGCTGACCTCATCGTTGTCGCGCCAATCGTCTAACCCTTGGATAACGCTCCAAAAGTCTAAAAGCCAACGCACCGTTGGTTCAGGTAAATTTAGGGGGGCAAAGTGTTCGGGCTTCATACATCGTAATAGGGAACCTTTTTAGATTCCCCGTTAACGGTTATGTTGATAAACCCCGCAGGATTTGCCGGTAGGGTTGCAGAGCCAGCCGTAGCCGTGGAGCTGCTAGAAAAGTTAAGCAAGTTCAAAAAAAATAGCTGCCAAGCCGGGGTGGGTCGCCCCGCATCATTCATCAGTTGTGAGGTTGGGATTACCTGATTTTGAGGTAGTTGGGCCATCAGTTATCCCCCGCTTCCGCTTTCAGGTTTGCAGATACGATGACCGCCTTAATTGGGTCGGTGACCACTACCTCAAATATCCTGTCCCGCGCAAATCCCAACCGCCTCCACATAGCTCGGGTAAAGTATTGACCCTGCTTACCTATAGTTACCCAGTTTTCGTTCGACCAAGTAAAGCCGCCGTCATCCGACCAGCGGAGCATGGCCTGTGGGTCTTGACCCTGACCGACCGGCAACCCTACCCCCGGCTGGAACTGGATTTGAAGCTCGGCAAAATACTGACGCTGTAGGTCTGTGGTTATGTGAGGACACCTTCTCAGACGGCGTATTAACTGACCGTCATCGGTGTACTGGGATAGAGACAGTCTATAGAGCTTGCCGTTTTCATAGTCCCCAAGCAATACTTGCTGGTTAAAAAATGCACAGCAGTTACCCCGGTGGCGCTCGTACTCGTTTTGGTTATTGGTGTAGAGCCACTTGTGCCAGAGCCCTGTGGTGATGTCATAGGCCCAAGTCAGGCCGTTAGTCCCGATTGAGGGAAAGGTTACAACGTAAGTCTCATGGCCTTCTAGTTGGTACGTCCACGCAATCGCGTCAGATACGTCTTGACCGACCAAAGTCGTTTCAACCGCGTGGGTCGAGATCCTCTGTGGGATGTAGCCGTTCATCTGGACAATGGTGGCCTCGCCTCGGTTGTTCTTAGAGACGTAGGCAAAGGAGTTACCTACCCGCGCACAGGAGTAGGCCGCAGCGATACCCTGCTGGGTGCTAGATCCTTGAATCCGCTGAAAGGGAAAGGGTACAGATCCAACGTCTAGCCACGCTTCTGAGGACATCTCACCTAGTAGGTAGACCTCCCGGCGGTCAACGATGATAGCCACTAGGTCATCTGGTGAGCCATCCTTGGACGCAAACGACAGGGGGTCAGTAATTGGGGATAAGAGGTCAGACGCAGCCCAGAGCTGGCTCTGAGGTTTATTGTAGACAAAGTAGTTATCGGAAATATCTACCGTTCCACCGCCCTCAAAGGCTCCATCATTAGATGGTAAAACAGTCCAGTTTAGGGCGTATATCGTGGTGCTAGAGACGGTCTGTGAGGCGCTGACGGTGTACGTTCCCGCACCCCCGGAGCCCGTCCCAAAGGCCGTAATAATCGTTCCATCGGTCACCCCGGAGCCTTCAATCGTCTGGCCTATCTTCAGAGTGCCGCTGGTCACCGCGCTAACGGTCAAAGTTGTGCCAGAGATAGCTCCGGTCACAATAGCGGGTGATGCGACAGAGTTGATCGCGGTACTTGCAACGGTTTGGGAGTCGCTGACCGTATAGGTTCCAACGCCCCCCGTGCCTGTGCCTAGTGCCGTGATCACGGAATTTTGAGCTATGCCCTGACCAAAAATGGCCTGTCCAACCGCAATCGTTCCGCTTTGGACTGAGGTCACCGTCAGGGTGGTCGTGCTTATTGATCCGGTAAAAATAGCTGATGACGGAGCGCTGATAAACCATGTGTATCGATAGGAATCGTCCACAATGTAGACGTTCACCCCGTTATCGACAATCCCAACTTGACCCGTTGCGGTGTTCATCTGACCAATCATTACGGGGGTCAAATCGTTCTCCAGAACGTACACAAAGTCACCGCAGACCGCTACAACTTGAGCCCCACCAGACAGGGTTCTAAGACCCCGGACTTCCTCCTGATTGGGGAAAATAGCCACGGTCTCCAAGCCCGGAGTTGGGTAGAGCGCAACGATACCGCGCTCGCCCTGAGCCTTGGTCGGGTCTATCTCAGGGTAGAAATTAATGCACTCTTGAGCATCCTGAGTGAGTGAGGGAGCCTCGTAAGCCGCGCCTACGAATCCAAAGTCAGGCATTACTGGAAGCCCCCGGTCAAAATCCAACCAGCGTCCGCACGCTTACCAACCACCAGAACGTCATCGTACCTAGCAGACTGCATGGGCTTCATGTTGGTTCTCTTGATTGTGGCCTTGGCCTGAGAAGCCAGCCCGTTGATCATGGCGAGCTGCTGGGGGTTGGACTTGCCGTACATAGGCATAAGTCTTTCCGCAAGACACCAGCGCAAGCACATAATGTAGCCCTGTGGGATCACGATGGTGTCGTTGATGCTATTAAACCGCTGGAATATGGTGTCGCAGAATATGTGCATCTCACCCTGAGACGGGTTGGGCCAGAAGTAGAACGTACCCATAACCTCGGAGGGTTGGTAGTAGACCGCCTTGGGCCACGGGCCGTTCTGGGTCTTTAGACCAATCAGTTCGTAGTTCTCAAGGTTCAGAATAGCTACGGGGTAGTCCAAACCGCCGTTGACGATAGGCTGACCGTTGGAATTGGTGTTCACCCGCACAAAGGCTGAGTTCACCGACAGGGGGCGCTCGTAGTAAGCAGTTATCGTGGTCGATGCTACGGTCTGGGTGTTGTTTACCGTGTACGTCCCGGTGTAGTTTACGTTGCCACCAGCTCCGGTTCCAAAGCCCGTGATCTTGGTTCCAGCCGTAATTCCTGATCCTGTTATCACCATCCCGAGCGCAATCCCGCCCTCGGTAATGTTAGTGACCGTTAGGGTATTCCCTGATATTGAGCCGGTAAAGGTGGAGTTGACCTGACCCGTTGGGCCAACCGTGTACTGGGTCTGTCCCGCAGTCAGGGTGAAGATGATCTCGGTCTTGTAGTAGACCATCATTTGTTCGTTTGACCATTGGTCGATCATGTCGTTCAACATATCGAACGCGTCTTGGGCCTCGGCAGGGGCCGGGGTCTCGCCCGCAGCCAACGCCCCGATGTCCTTCATGGCGCGGCTAATAATGTCTATTGGCTGGGTCATAACTTCACCTTAAATGTCTCTACTTTCCACGGTGGATCGCAGCTCTCGGTATTGTCTAGTGCCTTGAGTTGTTCGGCAAGCCTGTCTTTAATGAGGTGACGGTCACCTTCTTGGGCATCCATATCAACCCAATGTGATACCTGATGCTCAGACAAATTATCTTCTATTTGGTACGGTTTACGAAACTTCCAGTAGCCCTCAGTAGCTACCTTTTTATCGTCCTCGGAAATTTCACAATGGTATTTGACTTGGCAAACCAAGCCGTCATCAACCCTTAATTCGGTAATTTTCCAATTAAAGGTCGGCACTTATTTTCTCCATAATCTCATCAAAACTCTCTGCCACCTCCCAAGAGTTGCCGTTCATACCGTAGGCAACCCGCACCTTTGTGCCGTCCTCTTGAGTATGCTCAAAGATTGACGCAATCAGGTCTGTGTTAAGGATCAGACCCTCACCGATGCGGCCCTTGGCGGCGTTAGTTAGTTTGATAAGTTTCATACCTCAACCCAAGAGGTTGTGGCCTCATCCCATGAGTAACGCTTTCCGTCATCTGGGTAGGCAACAGGTGCGTCCCACAAGCAAGTTGTTTCGTTTAGCACCCATGAAGCATAGGGCTTGGGAGGAATAAAAGCGTCCCGACCCGCATCGTAGGTGTACCCGATACCGGCATAGTTCTTACGCAGAGGCGTTCCACCTAATGCGTGTACCCCGCCGTGGGTGTTGTACGAAGTCTGCTTATAGACATCGCCTGTGCGAGCGCAGAGTTCTGCCTCTTTACCGTCATCTTCCTGTCGGCCTACGGTCACGAATGTGACGATGTTGTTTTCGTCTAGTTTTGCAAAATGTGCCACTTAGTTCTCCTTAAATAAATGTTACGACTTCTGAGGTTGTAGATGTTGCGGTCACTTCATAGACCCTGAAACCACCGCTTGCAGAGCCACCACTAAAGGTTACACCGGATGAAAAGGCTGCTGTGTAGGTGTCGGGAATCTTGATGATGACTACGCCTGAGCCGCCGTTCCCGCCCGCAACAGTTCCTTGGCTTGTTGGGCCGCCGCCACCGCCACCTCCACCGCCAGTATTGGCTGTTCCTGCTGTTCCATTTCCTGCATTATTTCCAGCACCTCCACCATCGCTAGCCGTGCCTCCACGACCACCACCGCCGCCACCAGCACGGGTAACAGATGAACCAGTTATTGTTGATGCTACGCCAGAACCACCAGCGCCACCGGAACCGGATGTTCCAGATGCAGTTGCATTTCCACCTACTCCACCGGCTCCACCGCCACCACCGCTAGAGCCATTATTATTAAAGTCTCCATTTGAGTTTCCTCCTGCGTATCCTTGATTAGCAGTTCCAGAACCTCCAGTTCCACCATTACCAGAACCGCCGCCACCAGACCCACCTGAGCCTCCGGTTGTTCCGTCCCCATAATAACGACCAAATCCACCGCCGGTTGATGTAATTGTGCTTAGTACAGAATTAGAACCGTTTATTCCAGAGGCGTTTGAACCCCCTGCACCGCCCGCTCCAACCGTTACGGTGTATGCAGTTCCAATCGCAAGAGTTAATGTGGTTTCAGCCGATGCACCACCACCACTTGTTCCAGCAGATGTGCGATAACCACCCCCACCACCACCACCGTCACCACGACCAACAGATGCTCCAGCACCAATCGAATCTCCACCGCCCCCACCGCCGCCAGCAATCACAAGAAAGTCCGTAGTAACATTTGCAGGAGTTGCAGCAGAGAAACTAACCGTCTCGCTAGTCGTGCTTGTAGCCGTGACCGTGTAGATCAGGTCTGTGCTTGTAGACGATACAGAGTAGGTAACACCGCCAGAGAATGTTGCACGATATGCGTTAGGTATCTTGAAGATTACGATGCCTGAACCGCCGTTTGCTCCACTACCAGTAGTTGCCGGTAAATATGCGCAACCACCACCGCCGCCACCTGTGTTTGCTGTTCCGGCAGTTGGCGAACTTCCAGTTGTGGCTGCTCCAGCACCACCACCATCTGTTGCTGAACCAGCAGTTCCAGAAAAAGGTGAGCCACCATAAGAGCCAGCACCACCACCTCCAGCACGACCTACCGATGTCCCCGTAATACTTGAAGATAGTCCAGCACCACCATTACCGTTTGCGCCACTTGTACCGGTTTGCCCGACACCACCAGCACCGCCGCCACCACCGCAAAATCCAACAATAGAACCGCCACCATTGTTTCCTTGACTGCCGCCAGAAGTTAAGCCGCCAGAACGTGTGCCTCCGTTTGAACCACCGCCAGAGCCACCTGTTCCACCATCAGCACCGCTTCCACCAAAACCGCCACCTTCTGATGTAGTCCCGGAAAAAACAGAATTGCTTCCTTTTGAGCCTGATGCAGCAGTTCCTCCCCCATTGCCTCCTGCGCCAACCGTAACTGTGTATGAAGTTCCAAGTGCTACTTGTGTGGTTGTGCTGGTTTTATATCCACCCGCACCACCACCACCTCCAAAAGCACCCCCGCCACCTCCACCGCCAGCAACAACCAACAGGTCAGTAACAGTAAACGCTCTTGCAAACGTCACAGTCTCAGATGTAGTAGACGTAGCAGTTACAGAGTAGATGTTGAACCCAGAGACAGATGTGGACAGGCTAGATGTAACGCCACCAGAAAATGTTGCGGATACGTTGTCAGGTACTTTAATGATGACAATCCCAGAGCCGCCTGCGCCACCAGCGGTGGCTCCAGAAGAACCTCCTCCTCCGCCGCCTGTATTGGCAGTTCCAGCAGTTCCAGCAACAGCCCCAGAACCTCCACCAGCGCCACCACCACCTGTGCCTCCAGCGCCTCCAGCCCTAGTATTACTTCCTCCTCCTCCGCCGCCACCTGCACGGGTTACAGATGAGCCAGTAATACTTGAGGCGGTTCCAGCGCCACCAGAACCAGCCCCACCAGAACTACCATTATTACCAACAGCATTAGCACCGCCACCGCCACCAGCGGCATCTGAGTCAGTACTGGTTCCACCATTGTTACCTTGTGACGGGGAAGTAGCAGGAGTATTACCAGCGGAACCCGCATTTATTCCAGAACCGCCACCGCCAGAACCACCAGCAAATCCAGAACGAGTAGTCCCACCGCCACCGCCACCACCGCCACCGGCAGATGTAATGGAACCCAAAACAGAATTATTTCCGCTGTTTCCGGGAGGATTTCCAGATGTTGATGGTGCAGTTCCACCAGCACCTACGGTAACGGTGTATGCAATACCAAATGAAAATTGTGATGCGGTAGCAGTTCTATAACCACCCGCACCTCCCCCACCGCCAGTATTTACACCTCCTGAACCACCCCCGGCAATAACCAAGAAGTCAACAGGTGCGCCAGCAAGGATAGTCACAGTCTCACTCGTTGTAGAAGTAGCCGTGACTGTATATACGTTGTATCCCGCAACAGCAGTCGAGAGAGATGAAGTTACACCAGATGAGAATGAGGCATAGTGCGTAGATGGGATTTTGATGATTACGACACCGGAGCCTCCGTTGCCACCGTTTCCAGATGTGTCTCCACCACCTCCTCCTCCACCTCCGGTATTAGAAGTTCCGTTTGAACCAGCGTTATTTGCCGTTCCTCCATTCCCGCCACCGCCGGTACCAGTTCCAACACTACCGCTTATTATTCCACCACCGCCTCCGCCAGACCTTGTTACAGAGGAGCCTGTAATTGAAGATGTTGTTCCAGCGCCGCCATTTCCGCCATTAGAACCAGTAGTTGACGCTCCAACCGCAGAAGCACCACCACCTCCACCGCCACCCCAATTTCCTCCGCTACTTGAATCTCCGCCATTATTTCCTTGACCTGAAGTTCCTAATCCTCCGGTGCTTCCAGAACCACCTCTACCACCGCCTCCAGAACCACCGTCTGCTCCTTGTGCATTTGAACCAGAACCACCACCTCCACCGCCAGTAGAAGTAATAGCACTAAATACAGAATTACTGCCATTACTACCTTTATTTGATGAATTTGTTGAACCGTTACCACCAGCACCTACGGTGACTGTAAACGCCGTACCGACAACAATGTTTTGAGATGTAAATTCACGATAGCCTCCACCACCGCCAGCGCCACCCCTGTCTCGACCACCACCCCCACCACCCGCTACTACTAGGTAGTCAGCAAGGATAGACGGAGCAGCTTGGCCTCCAGCCAAAAGGATCTGGAATATACCCGTCATTTAGGACACATTTCCTGTTAGTACGCAGACCGTTCCAGAGATAAACAACACGGTACACACGCCCCTAGTTGCAAGGGTCACGGTAGCCTTGTCTGTATCAGTTCCCGCAATATATGCGGTTGTGATTGTGCAAGTAATGGTGATGTTGCCGGTTGTGTTATTGAAGATTGAGACCGCATCGCCAGCCGCAAAGGTTGAGTTAGGAATCGTAATTGATCCACCTGAACCAACGCCAACAAACTCACCAATATCACCCAAAGCTAATGTGTAAGACGTTGTCTTGTCTGACCCTGACTGCGGAATGTTTAGGTAGCCAATCGATGAGCTGGTCGGTGGGAACGTCATCGTGGTGCTATCCGTTCCCGCAAGGGTCAATGAGTTACTTGCGGTTAAGGTCTTGCCGTTAGCAACAGTTAAGGTTCCCGTACTATTAGAAATCGTCAGGCCGTTAACCGTGGTGAAAGCACCCGTGGTTGGGGTTGTAGCTCCAACGGTTCCGTTTAATGCACCTGAGAAACCTGTTGAGGTTAGGATTCCGGTTGACGGATTAAATTGCAGCTTGGTTGATGAAACATTGGCTGTCGTGATACTGCCTGTTGTTGCGCTAGTAAATGATAGGTAACGGGTTGCGTTGGTCGTTGTATCGTCCACAATAGCAAGTCCGTTTGCGTTGGCCTGCCATGTTGGAGCTGACGCACCGTTAGACGTTAAGACGTAGCCCGCAGTACCGGTAGATCCAGCCAACGATAAAGTTCCGTTAAATCTTAAATCTGTAAATGTGCCAGCTAGCGGAGTTGTACCGCCAATAGCCACATTGTTCATAGTTGATGCGGTTGTTGGGTTTACGGTCAATGCGCCAGCGGGCGAAATTGCAACAGTTCCAGTTCCGGTAGGACTAATTGCTACCGCAGCATTTGCTGGATTGATGTTAGTTGCTACATCAATAGAAACATTGTTACCGCCACCGCCGCCCCATTGAATCTGGGCAGTTCCACTAGAATTTCTTAAATTACCGCCGCCTGATCCCGCAGCATCAAAATTAGTTCCAACAAAACCAGAGGTTGCGGTAACGGTCGTGCCACGCACCGTATTTGCAGTTGTATTACCAATGGTTGGGGGACTTGATAGGTCTAATGTACCGCCTAACGTAATCGTTCCAGAGCCAGTAATTGGGCCACCGGTTAGGGTTAAGCCGTTGACAGTTCCAGCAGTACCAACCGAGGTTACTGTGCCGGTCGTAGGCGTTGCCCATGAGGGAACACCAGACGCAAGAGTTAAAACCTGACCGTTAGACCCTGCTCCTAGAAATGTTGTAGCCCCAGCTCCTGACTGATAAGGCAAAGACCCAGCAGCTCCACCCGCAATGTTCGTTGC